AATTAAATTTGCATATATTTTATTTTTAGAATCAGACCAACCAAACCATTGACCTTTTCTTACAGTAACTAAATAATCCTCTATATGGTCTGCTCTACCGTTTCTGTCCATTATGTATCTCCTAATCTAATAAATGTTACACCATGATACTGATATGCACTTGATGCTTGTGCTGTTGCATTTCCACTATGAAAATCAATAGAAAATCTTACTTTGTGTGTAGATGTATTTGTAACATCTAAGATACAACTTGAAACTGCTGAATTATATATTGAGTTACTACTAACATAAGCACCTGCGGTTCCTTGTGCACCTCTTAAATTATAGCTTGAATTATCTGTTGTAAATTCAATTTTAAAATCACCCCATCTACTTTCATCAGTAGTAGAAATAACTCCACCATATTCTACATGATAAACACCTGTTTGTGGAAATGTAAAAATACCACTTGATTCTGTCATTCCTGTTCCTATCTGAGCAAAATCTGTATCATTTCTTTCCCAGTTAGATGCAACAGGGTTTTGGTCTCCTTGAAAACTAGTTGTCACTCTCCACTGGTCTGCCATAGTGATACCTGGAGTTCCTGTAACAGTGCCAGTAAAGGCAAAGTTATCACTTAAATCTATACCTGTTGAATCTACTTTTGTCTTACTCATCTATCCTCCTATGGTTTAGTAGGGAACACTGCGTTCTCGCACTTCTCTACTGTATCTTTTCCCGCAGGTAAGTCTCTTAAATCTTGACGATACTTTTTCATATCATCACTAAGAGTATTATCTGATAAAGCTAGATAATCTGTCTCTGCTAATAATCTGTTTCTTTTATTTCTTAATTCAGCCAAGGCTCTAGCAGGAGCTGCATCAGCCCATGCTTTCTCTTCAGCGTCTCTGGCGGTCTCTTCTTCCGCTGTAAATTGGACTTTTACCCCGTTTATATTGTGATATCTTGGCATGATCTCTCCTTTATATCAATTTCTCTAGTTAATTCCATACATTTCTATTGTACCTGAATCTATGTTTCCGCTAGACATTTTAAATTGTATCTCATCTATGGCAGTTGTGGTATTAAAATAACCAGATACAAAAGTATTATTAGTTCTTGGTATTGCACTTTGATAATATTGTGTAATAGCAAAAAAATGTTTTACAGAAGTTGTGCTACTTGGGTCAAATAAAAATAATTCTCCACATAAACTTGAATCATCATCTGCTCCAAAGTTATCTGCTAATCTTTGAAAGTCAGTGCCATTACCTTGGTCGTTACCTGTGTCATATCCTAGTGTGCCATTACTTCCATTTTCATCATGTCTAGATACAAAATATGTTGTTGTCATTGTTTCATTAAAATCAGAGCCACCTGCAGCGTTTCCTTGAAAACGAAGTTCGGCAGTTGCAGAGCTATGTATGTTAACAAATCTAAATTTATAAATATTGTAAGTGCTATCTATACTGCTAGTAAAACTTAATGTGCTACTACTAGATGCTGTTTGTGTAGCTAATTTTTTTTCTGCATACTCTAATCCTGCCACAGAGTTAGTTCCTGTAAAAGCATAATTAGCAGTTAGGTCTATGGATGCAGGTTGTATTTTACTTAATGCCATATAACGCTATCCTTCCTGAATCTATGTTACCAGTATCAAATTTAAATCTAACAGCGTCTATTGCAGATGTTGTATTGCAATATCCTGCTACAAAATTATGCCATGCTCTAGCGTTTGCAAACATACTTCCTGTCTCTGATATAAAATGTTTTACAAAAGTTGTACTACTGGGATTAAATAAATACAAATTTCCACATCCTGAATTATCATCTGTTGCATAAATATTTTGTGTTATTTCTTGGTCTGATGTAGACTGTGCTAAATCATAGCCGCTTTGATTTCCCAGTTGACCACCACTGCCACTTTCTTGGTGCTGTGCGACAGACACATTTGTAGTTTTAGTAACATTATAGTTTGAGCCTGTATCTATTGAAAAATTTACTGCAAAGCCTCCACTATTAGTGCTAGGGTGAACATTTATAATTCTAAACAAATATGTTTTATATGTATTATCTAAAACAACACTACTAGAACCATCAACAAAATCTACTGTGCTACTAGAACTTGCATCAATATTCTTAATTAAAAAAATCTTTTGTGTAGATGTCACTCCAGTTACCGTACCTGTTAGAGCATAATTATCTGTTAGGTCAAAAGAATTTGCTGCTAATTTACTAAGTGCCACTATACTACTCCAAATAAATCTATTGTTCCGCCTTGTATTTCACCACTATCAAATTTAAATTGAACAGCGTTTATGGCAGAAGTTGTGTTAAAATATCCTGCTATGTTAGCTTTTAAAGCTGCGGGATATTCATGAGCATTACTTGAAACACCTAAAAAATGTTTAACAAAAGTTGTTGAACTAGGATTGTATAATTTTAAAATTCCGCTTAAACATTGGTCATTATCGTTTCCACATTTTTCAAACTGAACAAAGTCAGTGCTTTGTGCTAAATCATTTGCAGTTTTGTAACTTAGTTCACTAGAACTTCCATCCTCCCTATGAAACCCAATAAAATGTGTTGTAGTAGTCGTTACACCATAACTTGAACCACCATCAGTAGAACATTGAAAACCTAATCTTTTTGCATCAGTTTCAGGATGTATATTATTAAAAACAAACATATATTCTTTATATGTAGAATCTATACCACTAGTAAAACTTGCAGTAGCATCAGAACCATCAGAAGTAAATGTGCTGATTAATACTAAAGGTGTTTCATCAGCTAATCCCGATACTGTGCCTGTAAAGCCAAATGTACCTGCAAGATTTAAGCTATTGGCTTTTATCTTGGATAGTGATGTTCCAACTTCTCCAAATGCCATAATTAACTCTTTGGATTATCTGTTCTTACTTTGTTATAAGCAATCTTATAAGCATCCCATTTTGTAGAATCCCCGCCAATTTCTTTTTCACAATATGCCTCTGCAAATTCTTGAAAAGTGGGATAAGCCGATTGTCTTGCTCTAGCATAAGATAATCCATTATAAGAAGTAGTTAAAGATTCTAATTTTGTTTTAATATCTGCTCTAGATATTTCACTAGTGCTATTCATCCATTGAAAAGTACAAGTATCTACATTGTCTCCTTCAACAACCACCTCTGCTTTTGGGTTTATGGATAGTATTGCATTTATTATAGTTGGTTCTGTCATTATGATAATATCTCCATTGCAATCATATTTTTTACATAAGCATAAAATGTTTGCGCTCCAGTTTTTCCTTGATATTTATAAGTTATTTGGCTAGTGCTTGATGGTGAGTCCAAATATATGTGTGAGCCACTATGAATTAAACTATCTGGGTTACCATTACCAATACTTAATTGTGCAAAATATGACATCTCTTGTAAATCTGTGCTATCTCTAAGTAATTTTACTGTGCCTCGTGCTGTATTTGCACCACCATTAGCAACTCTATTTGTCATCTGCATCATTATTAAAACTTTACTACTAGTTGCTGATGGGGTTATATCTAATGTTAATCCAGTGATGTCAGAGTAACTACTACTAGTGGTAGAATATTCTGTTGTATTAACTGCACTGACAACTTGTGCAACTTTACCTTGTCCTTTTATGTGACTAAAATCTATTCTTTTTATTGTACCTGCATCTGATATTAAAAACTCATCTGTATCGGCAGGAGTTGCGGCTAAAGCATCATGTCCAGATATAACTGTGTTGTCAAAAGAATCTGCATTGACAGTTCCTGCTGCAGGACTAATTGTTCCTACTGCTTTTGCTTGATGGACTACATAAATATTATTTGTGCCGCTAGGAGGTGCGCCAGTAAATGTAAGTGTAGTTCCACTTATGCCATATGCAGAGTTTGGGTCCTGTCTAACATTTTCTACAAAAACTTCTATATCGAATACTGAACTCGGTGCAATGTCTAATGTAAAAGCAGTTGTACTGCCATCACCATCAAACCTCTTACCTTGTAAAGACTGAAACTGATTGGTT